TTGTCTGCCGCGGCTGTTTTCTAGTATTGAACTACGCAGGTTAGTTCCCCTATTCCTAGAGGGTCTAACACGCCTTCGTCCGTGTCAATACTAACTATTGTTGTTTGGATAGTGCTCTGCACTGCCCCTAAATTGTTAGTATACGTGATTGGGTTATTTGTTTCTAGTACAGTTTCTACATCTTCCATTAATTTTTCTAATGCTTCTACTGCGTCATCTTGTTGTACATAGCAACGAATCGTTAAAGTTAAATATCTAAACTTTTCTCCTGCTCCTAAGTACTCTCTTGTCTCACTTCCTGCATTTATATGTATTGCTGGAAATTCTTCGATTTCATCCCAAAATTTCAATCTTGGTGAAACATTTGATACAGAACTTAAAAAGTTTCCTGTACCGTTAATCTCTTCTAGTTTACTAGCTAAAGAATTTACTATGGAGCTTCTTCGTGTTGTGTAATCTCTTTGTGCCATTATAAACTCCTAGTTCTTATAAATTTGTTGCCTGTTAACTCTGTTGCTATTTCTCTAATAGTTCCGCCAATAAGTCTTCTTGGGTCTCTATCTCTACTCCCCATGTCTCCTCCTGGTTCAAACGTTGAATAAGGGTCTTTCATATAAGTATATTGTACTTCTGTTCCTCCTCTTGGCCCTACCATAACATTCTGAACTTGAGCACTTCTTCTAAGTCTACCTGTTCTGTTAACTAGTGCTGGAGTACCCATGTTGTCTAGCAGTCTTTCTGATAGTTGAGCTTGAATTAATTCTTTTAATGCTATAGGACTTGTTGTTGCTCCTTTCACTCCTATTCCCATCATACCTGCTGAACTTTTATCTTTATTTTTTATTTGTCTTATTGTACCTACTGCACCCATTTTTTGTACTATTTTTTTACTTGAATCTTTTTTGTTCTTTACTAATCCTTTATTTATTTTCTTTACTGCTTCTTTTCTTGCTTTTACGCTAAGACTTTTATTTGCCTTAAATCTCATATCAAGCTTTCCTGATTTAGTTAAAGGTATTAAATTATTAAGTACAGCATTTTGACCCATTATTTTTGCTTTTTCTATAAAAGAGTTGGACCCTTTTAAATGACTAATTTCGTTTATATTAGCTCTAGCATTTGGTCCTGTGAATCCTAGTGCTTTAATTAGACTTGCTATATGGTCGTCTGCTGCTTTTTGAATTCCGTCTTTATCATAGTCTGCCATTTTCGAGTTATGACTTGCATCGCCATATTCAACTTCTACTACTATTCCTCTATCTAGTGACATTGTAGTATAATCTTGAATATCTTTTAAGTTATACTTTATACTAAGAGGATTAAATACCTCACTTTGCATATACCCTAAAGCTCCAAAGTCATCTCCTCCTGGACCAAACTTTTCTGGATAATCGTCTTGTAGCTCTCTTATAACGTCAAGTACTCCCTGGTCATACCCTTCTGCTAGAGCTTGGACTCCAATAGTTGTTTGAGCTCCACTAGTAGTAGCACCTACTACTCCATGGGCTCTTAGTCCTGGGTGACGACCACTACTAAACTTTGCAGGTGCATTACCCGAAAACATACCTGTAGCTTTTAACTTTAACTTTTTGCCTATTTCTTTTTTCATTTCAGACATTGCATCAAAGTAGAGTATTTCCATTACTCTTACAATTTTATTCTGTTCTGTACCTTTTGCAGTAGTTCTTGTTTCTGCGTATCTTCCACCTTTAAAAGTTATTAGTATAGTAGTACCACTTTGTTGGTTTATTTTAATTTTTCTTTTATTTCCAAAAATCTTTTTTACTTTGTTACCTATATTAGTTTTATTGTAAATTCTTTTATATACAGGTGAATCTGCTAAATTTTTTATATCTTTAGCTGTAATTTTAAGAGTTGGCGTACCCCCTGCAGCAATTACTTTATCATTTTCGTCATTGATTGCTTTTACACATTTATTAACAAGTAAAGTTACAACATTTCTTTTTTTAATAAAAAATTTATGGTCAAACGTAGAATCAGAAGCTGTTCTCATTGCATCTATTTTAGCTAATCTTTTCTGAATAAAGCTTTCTACTGCTTCTATCATTATATAATAACTCTATATAAATCAAGTACTCTTTTTATATGGTCTGGGAAATCTGTATTGTCCCTTACTCCTGAAGTTCCTTGATTCTGCAATGTTGCTCCTGCTATCGTTCTTCTTTCTTTATGTTCATCTTTTAAATAGTAGTTAACTAAATCAAATAAAGCTAACTTTAAATCTTTTGGACACGCTGCGTATCCTGCGTTGTATACAACTTTTACTGCTCCTACACCTTGTGGAAATGATTTTTTAATCCCACTTGTGTTTGTTCTTATAATAGAATCTGAAGCTTCATCGAAATAATATTCGTAGTTGCCTGTTGTTAAGGCTGTATATGTACCTGAATATGTTAATCTTTCATGTACACTATCTATAGTAGTAACTGGACTTTCACTCAATATCAATGTAGCCGTATTACTATCATTAATATTAAAGTACTCAGTTTTATCTGTAGAAAAATAGTCTACAAACGAAGTACCACAATACTTCTTGGCAAGGTCACTAACTTGTGGTACAATAACGTCTAGGCGTTGGTCTTCTTTCTGACCAGTAATGCCCTCTGCGTTTTTGAATTCTTGTACTGTTATTAAATCTGCCATAGTTAAAAAGGGGGAATGTTAGGTACATTCCCGAAACCATAGTTAAGGTATTAACTACCTTTGTACTGTAGAGCCCACTTAGAAGTAGCGCCATCGATTAAATCAATGAAACCAAGTCTTTGTGAAGCAACTAGTACTGTTCTCTGTGAAGCAACTTCGTAGTCAGACTCGATGGTTACACCTCTGAGTCTTGGCATTACAAAGTTTCTAGCATAAACTGCCACTGCGTGGAATTTATTAACTGCTGGAGTTGCGAACTCATCACATACGATTACTTTAGAACCGAATACTGAACCAATTTCACCACTAACTTTAGTAGCCATGTCACCAACTAAGTTGACATCTTGGAATTCAGCATCTTCTAGTAACTCATAATATCCTCTTTGTGATACTATGTAAACAACATCAGATGGATTTAAACCATATTTGCCCATGTTCTTTCTAGCAGCTAATAATTCTAAAGCTGTTAGTGAATCAGCAGAAAATGCTGTAGCTGATTGAGTTTTGTTAGAACCAGCCATTGTGATTAGCCCTTCAAAAGCTTTTCCTGCTGTACCATAAACACCGTCAGCATGTTCACCCAATAGTATTGCGTTTTCAATACCTCTAGCATGAGATCTAACCATAGATTCTCTTATTAGTGGTAGGATTGGCATGATTGCATCTTCTTCAGTCTCATTACCTAAGTAAGATTGTGAAATAAGTTTCTTAGTTGAAAGTACTCTTTCAGCCATTACTATACCAGCACCGTTTGCAGGGTCATAAGCATCGCCTCTTGGGTCTAAGTTACCATGAGGTGCAGAACCTGAAGCGATTTGGTTAGCTGTAAATTCAGCATAACCTGCATCTGGTAAGATAGGAAGAATTTGAGTTGCTGAAGTCATTTGGATTTCTCTAAATAACGGTGCAAGTACTAATTCATTCTGAATATCTCTTTCTACGTTTGTGGAAACAATTTGCTCAAAATCAGCTGATGATACATCAACACCTGACATTTGATTGACCTTAGTCATAAGGTCTTGTGAGTATTTTGTGTTCCAACCTTTTCCTGTAGCTAAACCAGCAAATTTTGCATCAAGAATATCATTCTCAAATGCTTTTTTCCAGTCGCCATTTCCTTGTCTGTCTGAGAAAGTTCTTTTTGATTCTCTCATTTTCATGATTTCATCAGACTTCTCAACTAAGTTAGCTTCAAGCTCTTTGACTACTCTTTCAAGGTCTTCGTGCTTTTCATTAACTCTTGTCTCAACATCAGACATAAGCTTTTCAGCTCCAGTAATAACTGATGTTACTACTTGTTTTTGTTCTTCCTGTTTTGCTAGGTCCACAGCTTTCTGCTCAGCTTCTGCAGCTACTGATTTCTCAGTTTCTGCTTGTGCTTTTGCTTTCTGCTCGGCTTGTTGCATTGCAATTTTAGTCGCAGTATCTTCTGCTACTTTTTTTGCGAACGCTTCAAGGTCAAAGCTTTCAGGAGTTATATTTTTGTCATTTGACATAGATTTCTCCGTTTCTTGGGATAATTCCCCTTGTGGCTGCTCTACTTCAACAGCATCTGCTGAATTAATTGAGTTAGCCTGATTGCTAAAAGTTTGCTTAAACTTATTGTATTCTTCCATGTTGTCAAATGATTTGGCAACCGAAAAAGTAGCAGCTTGATTACAGGGTACTGTAACAACTGATACTTCAAAAAGCTCTGCGTCCTTTATCCTATATCCATCGGTTTCGCTCATATAATCAGCGTCCTTGACTCTGAAACCGACAGAAAAGGCTCCAAGAACACCGTCTTTAATTAATTCTTTTACATCGCCAGCAGATTTAGAGATTCTAGCATTAAGCTCTAATCCTTTCTCTCCGACGCCAATAGCAGTAGCTCTGCCAATTGGTCTGTCATAGTTATGATTAAATAATATAACAGGGTTGTTTTTAAAGTTGTCTAATCCACCTTTAAGCCATGCATCATGGTCGACGATATCGCCTGCTCGGTCTTTAGTGTTTGTGCTAGCAAAACCTTTAATGTTTATGCTGCCATCATCACCTTCATCTCCGATAGTCTTAAAAGTAGAAGTTAAATTGAATAGTTTATTTGCCATCTTTTGGTGCCTTTTTAACTGCTGGTTTAGCAGTTACTTTAGCGGCTTTAGGCGCTTCTTTTACTTCGAACATTTCTGGGTGATTAACTTTACACATTTGTTGCATTCTGCCCCAAGACCCAAAAGGTCTTTTTGCAATCATGAAACGCATTGGAGTATCCATTGCTGCTTTGTATTCGTTAGCACTCATTACATGCCCTTTTTTGCCGAAGTACTCGGCGAGTTGTTTTAATACGACTTTTTTATTCGCCATTATTTTGTTCCTCTTCTTCAGGTGGTCTACCACCTTCTTCTGGGTTTGCCGCTGAGCCTGCTATATTTGCAGGGACTCTTGGTTCGTCAAATCCC